AGGGACTCCTCTTTGAGTTCTTACCCAATCGACAAGATCAAAGAGGTCAAGATCGGACTCACCATACCGGTCAACCGAATAAGTGCGGACAACAAGGCGGCCTTTATCGTTAACCCACAGCTCTACGGGGTAGCCTTCCTTAAGTTCCCGAATGGGGAGCACAGCGATCTTTCTCTCCATGATCTTTCTCCGTTGTCCGAATTATGGCATTAATGTTCAAAGACGCGCCTCAATCTGCGCCAGGCGCCAGCGTTGGTAGGCGCACTCAAGGGCCAAGGCTTCTTCGTAGCGAATGCCGTACCGGTCTCCGGCGGCAGTCACCAAACGCTTTTCCACGTGCGACACTTCGGGCGTCGTGATGTTCCCGTCGTCGTCCGTCACCTCCGGCTGATCCACCACGGTGACGTCCTCGTACTCATCCTCCCACGCGTCGTGGCAGAAGAGGCCGTAGCGCGAGGCGTCCAGACCTTCGGACTTGAACGCCGCCTTCACCTCCTGAGCAATAACGCCAACGTGGAGACGGGCGTCAGCACCCTTCTTCTCTACAGCGTCCTTGAACTGGAAGACCTTGAACCCCACTTTGCCCCAGGCGCGCATGAGAGAGTCGTCAGGCGAAACGATTGAAGTTTTAGCTCGTTCATCGGAAGTTTCAATTGTTCCCGTTTGAGCATAGATTTGTGAAAAGCGTTTTGCGCCGAGGCCCAGCGAATACTTGTAGTCAAGGTAAGGATAAAGTCCTTGATGGTCGATTTTAAGGACGCCTACACCCACCTTTTCTCCTGCCACCCCTGTTGAAGAAGCGAAGAAACTGTATGAGCTCACTGAGTTTGCAAGCGAGGTATTGCCACCAAACTCAAGAACGTCTGCACTGGCCTTGTGAACGAGCATTGCACCCGCTACGTCGCCAGTGTCAGTCTCAAAAAGAATTCGTTGACTAGCCCCAGAGAAGTCTTTAACGGGCATCAGCCGTAAATTGGCAGTTCTCACAGATATTGGAGTAATCGACACTGTATTTGACGCCGACAGCACTGCATAGGCGGCACCCGCCCCCTGTTTATCAGAAGTCATGTAGTCGATCAAGTAAGCGCTACCGTATCTCGACCGAATACGGATTGATGTCGTCGTCTGTGCAACCCCCAATGGTGTAACGTCGAAATCCGAAGAGAAAGCTGTAAAGGACAGCTCCTGCGTCGCAGTATCACGCATAAACACAAGAACGTCCGCCAGTGTCCCCAAGGCTTCTCCTGTAAGGGGATTTACAGGAAGACCTCCAAACAGTAAAAGTACGGGGTCCTGCTTAGCCAGTGTTTCTTCTGACTTGCAGTCTGAGAAGTCGATAGCCGATGCGCTATCTGAAAACTCGCAGAAGACCACGAAACGATCACTTTCCCCGGTCGCTACGAGGCTAAAGACCTGTCCGTCACGCTCGCAGACGCTTTCCGTTTCAACGTATTGAGCCTGTATGCCGACACTTTGGAGTTTTGCACGGAACTTGCGCGGATCAAGAAGTAAAGTCTTTTTTAGCTCTCCTTTCTTGGTGAAGGTTTTGATGCCCTGACGACGATAGCCTTCGCCATCTGGAAAGCTCGCTGACCAGTATGCGCCGACAGCAAAGATGATCTCCGTATCAGTCACGCAAAAGGACTGACGCTTAGGATAAGCCTTTCGCGTTGCCGTATTCGCTGAAGACAGCGTACCACCCCAGCCGACATCGTTGAAATCGAACTTCATCACCCCCGCAGGAGTAAGGGTGTCCTTGTCAAACGCGAAGATATAGTCTCGACGAACACTTTCTGCTTGAGAACCAGCGAACTTCGACCTGCACGAGTTATAGAACTTTCCCGCGTGCTCATAAAGTTGAAAGTCGTTATCAAAACCTTCAAGAGCGATCTTTCGTTTTGCACAGCTTGCAGAAAGGTGAAAGTCATTTGACCACGTGACAGATGACAAGTCATGCTCAAAAAGCTCGCTGGACGAGCCGGCATAAACCAGTTTTCCTTCGCCAACGACGATCTGCTCAACGTACTTTTCAGACTCAAAGCACGCCGCACCGACGTACTCAAACCGATCATTGAACTTAATTACTACAAACAGATTGTCAGAAGCGTTTTGTTGTTTACTATCGACTGCGCAGGTGACGTAGAAATTCCAGTCCTCATCCACCGCGAGGCCTTGAACTGATACCTTGGCTCCCGCACCCCATCGCTCAGATACGAAAGAGAAAACCGGAAGCGTACCTTTGCCGACGAAAAGCACCTCCTTACGATAGTCCTTGAGGCTTTCGCTTCGCACAACGGTCGGACCTCCGACAATTGAGACCGTTCCAGACTCGGCGTAGAAGTTGCCCTCAACATGCCCAGTGACAAGGTACTTGCCACCGGGGACCCAAACCGGTTTCCTGGCTTTTGAAGCAACTCTAAAGGCTTGAGTGTCGTCGGTTTTTCCGTCGCCCTTCGCTCCAAAATCCTTCACGTTAACCACGTCCGCGAACCGCTTACGCAGCACTCGGGACACGCTCGAACCTTCGGCTATCACCGGCAGCATATCGCCGATGCCGACGGGCGTTTCCACGATGTGAATATCCTTGCCCTTCTTCTTGGCGAGGGCGACGCCGGAATGGTATTGGATTGTCATGATTAAGCCGTTGCGAGTTTGGTATAGGCGCCCCAGTTGACAGTTTCGTCGTCGCCGTTTGGGCATAGACCAAAGCGAATTGCGATCCCAGGGGTTGAAAGGTTGTAGACGGTCTGAATGATTTTCCGCGTAGCGTTTGAGACAGCGCGCTTAGTAACGATTACGATGGTCTGGCCAAAACCTGACGGAAGATTTGAAGCACTGCCATCACATGTATAAACCCCTGAATCCAGGAGGTTATTTAGGTCTGCAGCGCCTTTCGGAACCGCGTCGCCTACCTGCCCAGAGGTCTGCAAGTAGTCCAGCAGGGATACCCCTTGAGTCTCGCCAGCGCAGACTTGCCCGCCGTTGTTTCCGATCGCGTCAAATGCAGGGGACGACTTATAGGTGCAATTGGTAAAAGTAAGATACGTGCTACTGGGCCGCGTTATGTCTATTCGACCGCCGTTAAGAGCGTATAGCGCTGTACGATAATTCTTGAAATTGAAATTCTTAGAGCCATGAGCCAGGGATACTGCACCGCCGTATTCGGCGACGACGCCGCCCCAGGCGCTCGTCGCTCCTACTGAGTCGCCGTCAGTATCACAATCGCAGAGAGTAACGGAGGCACCGTACTCCGCAAACCAGCCGCGGGGATTCCCTGTAGCGGAAGAATTTTGTACGCTGACACGACACAGTCCACTAGCAAGCAAGCCTGCAACCGCATTGTTATTCGTTTCGGTTTTGTCAAGGTAAACTGAAGTGCATCCACTGAGGAAAAAGCCGCTGCTACCCGAATTTTTGGATATAAAATCACTGAAATACAGGTTACCGCAATAGTTGGCATGAACCCCGTTCAGCTTGTTTCCCGTAGCAGAGCTTCCGTAAGCATTTCCAGAAGCCCCCTGGGTAAAGGAAAAGCCGTTCCACGCATTGTTATCGGCCGAAGCATTCTGTACCGAGACTACGCAATCACCCAGCGCACTGAATCCAGCGTGGCCGCATTCCGTAGCTCTGATGTCAGTGCAAGCTACGCTACCACCCTGGTGTCGGAAACCGTCAAGGGCGGCTCCTCTGACCGCGACACCTGAAATTGTAAGTTGGCAGTCTTTAGAAAAAATACCGTATCCCTTTCCCCCGAAGCAGTCGAGTATCACAGCGGCTGACGAACTCCCTATTAACGTCGTCTTTTGTGCTGACAAACTGAGGCCGCTCGGTGCGTCATAGATGCCGTCGGCAAGGTGAACTTCAACGCTTGCTTTAAACCACGATAAAAAAGTGGACAATCCTTCGAGGGAGAAAGGAGCCCCTTCAGACCCATCCCCATCGCCGTCGGGAGAGGCATACACCACAACCGGCATACCCGCAGACCAACGAGCCAACGTGCGGCCGCCCACCAACCTGTTCGAAATATCCTCCCCGGCGTTTCCCGGATTGCCGTAGCCCTTGACCCAGAAGTACCCGTCGTAGGGATAAGCCTCGACCTCTTCAAGGGAGTTCACCAGGTGGGGGATGTCCCACGAGTAACGTTCGATCAAGCCCTTGATGGCTTCGCAGGCGGCAAGCGTTTCCTTGGACGCCCCGGCTGCAGCGATAGCGTCGTCCACCGCGGCGAGCAACTTATCGCGCAGCTGACGAGGGGTGATCGTGTCTGTCGGATCGGTGATGAGCGCGCGGCTGACTTGCTCGACAAGCTGCTGAATTTGCACGACCGTTCTGTCAAGCGCCGTGTTTATCGTTTCCGGCGGAAAGCGGATGTAATTCGTGAGCTGAGTGGTCTGCGTGTAGGGAATGTCCGTCCCAACCGATACGATCTGCGTTTCATTCAGGGCATTCGTTAGAGTCACCGTACCACCGGGCGTAGCCTCCTGATCTTGGTTCATTTCCACGGAGTAATCCGCGTTGTATTCCAAATTTTTCGGAGGATCATTCTCTTTTTCTGCCAGGGCGACAAATACGTCCGTCGGCTCAAAAATCTTGAAGCCAAACGGAAGAATCTTTGTCCCGGCCCCGGTAAAAGGCCCTGCTAATCGTTTTACGTTTCCTACAGCCATAAAAAGCCCCTCAAAGATGAGAGGCATTGTCAACAGCGTTCACCAGGCTACGCGCACATCACGCATACGGGTCCCGAACGGTATGCGCCCCCAGACGACCGTTACGCGGCTGAGCGTGCTCCATCTCCGACAGGTACTCATTCATTTGAACGGCAAACGTGAGCATCAGCGCGTCCGCATGATCTGGGGACGACAGACCGCGATCCTTCATACTCTCTTTGCTTTCGAGCAGAATTTGATTCGTCGGCGTATAGCCGTACTCAACCCCTGTCAAGTCCGTCACAAGATCGTCGTTCTGCTCGATACAGCCGCCGGCCTTCAGCCATTCGCGCCCACGCCCCCACATTTCCGCTCGAAGATTCTTGTAGCGTTCGGTATTCGTTGCCCCGCCACCGAAGTTGATGGAGTTCACCGGATAACCGTTATGCCGCAGCCAGTCAATCGGGGACGCCCCCACGCCGCCGGCGTCCACATTGATAACAACCTTTCGGGCGCCCTTCTGTCGGAATTCGTTGTAGACATCAGCAATCTTCGCCGCCAACTCCCAACCGTCCAGGCCGCGGAACTCTTTTGCCGGATAAGACCGGGCATCGGTCCCGATCCTGCAACAGATGACAGACGCGTCGTCACCGAACCGCGCCACGTCCACACCAAGAATCACCACCTGTCGATAGTATGAACAGTGCTCCAACTGTCGTTGCATCGCCTCATCGACTATGGCACGCGGAATAAACTGCAGCGAAGACGCCGACGGGAACTGCCCCAGAACGCGAACCCGCACAAAGTCAGAGTCGATGCCGTAGTCCTGAATCCACGTCGCAATCTTCTTCTTGTCCGTTCCGATAGCCGTCCGCCCATCCACATGACGATGCACCCAACGATGCCGGTACTTGTTAAAGCACTCGTAAAAGCGCCCGGTGTTTCGCGTAGGGTTGCCGAAAACCATCCAAAAAATCTGAGTGTCCTTATCGGTCATGGCACCTTCGACGACTTCCCAAATTATGTCGGCAATGGCGGAAGCCTCATCGAAAATCACCATGATGCGCTTTCGGGCGTTATGTAGCCCAGCGAAGCCTTCGGGGCGCGATTCGGACCAAGGAATCGCGTCAAAGCGCCACGTCTTGTCATGATCCTTCTGCCGGCTACAGACGCACGTCGCCGAAATGCGGAACCACGACTTGAAGAGGCAGAGATTGAACCACTTCGTCACTTCGGCAAACGTCTTAGTGCGCAGCTGGGTGTCGGTGTTGGCCGTGACGATGCCGCGGGTATCCGGGAACGTCGCCATGCTCCACAGCGTGATCCAAGCCACGAGAGCGGACTTTCCCACGCCGTGACCGGCCGCCGTCGCGTCCAGGTAGGCGGAAATGGCCCCCTCCTCATCCCCTCGCTGAAGGTAGTCCCTCATGCTCGTGAGCACGTCCACCTGCCACACGTCCGGACCGTCCCATCCGGCGAGGGTATCTTTGCCCCACGGGAAGGCAATCTGGACAAACTTCAGAGGGTCCTTTGAAGTCTGCGCGGCAACCTCCACAAGAGCCTGATTGACGCCAGCCGGCGTGTCGAGATCAATACGATCCAGCACCAAAAAGGCGTCCGCCTCTTTCTTTTTCGTCTTACTTGAGGGCACCTATTCTCTCCCGCAGAATCTCAGCCAAAGACGTAAGGGCTTCGTCCTTAGCCTCTTCAGCCTTGTCCTTGCCCATTTTGAGAAATCCACCGAGCGTTTTGGCGGCCTGATTCGCGGCCAGTGGGTCGACCATGACCCAAACCGGCTTGCCGTTCATATCGAGCGTTTGTTCATCATCGTCTCCGTCCGCTATCAGCTGAGTATTGACTTCAATGATCTGTTTCAGCTTTCGGTAGACGTACTCGGGGTTGACGCCGGCGGCTTCCGCGGCGCGGTCGATCTCTTCCTCTACGGCCTTTTGAATGTTAGGTTTTTTCAAGTTCTCGCTTGCAATCGCCCCGGCCGTCTTTTTCGAATATCCGGCCTTAATCGCCGCCTCAGTCGCTGACTTCGAAGCGGCGACGGCCTTCGCAAACTTCTGCTGCTTCACCGTCAGTTTCTTTTCCGTCATACGCTCCTCTTGATCTTTTTCCACCCAGCGACCGATTGACAGCGCCGGGAGCCATCCACATAACTCCGGATTGTCCGAATCGGCATATCCAGCATCAGGCTAATTTCCCGGAAGGTGTAGCCCTCCTGCCTCAGTTCTATGGCGTGCTCAATATCCGAATCCAGGTACTTCGCGTTCCAATGATCCTCACCGATAACTGCGCCGTTGTCGGCTACTGTCGCAATCATCGTCACGACGGTATGCGTACGGGCACAGGTTGCGTGCTTTGGTTTCGGCCGTGGCGATGATCTTGGCGCGTTGCAGGCTTCCGACGGGGAGCGTTCGGGCATGATCGGCAGCTGAAACAAGGAGAGCTGCAGCCAAGGGCGGGAGAACAGTGCTAACTCCGATGGATTCATTCATTTAAAACTCCTCTATGTTCCACCCGCACCCCTGACGCTTCGCCTTTGGGAAGACCACAAACATCCGGAACGGGTACTGAGACGCAGCAACCTTCACCTTTACCCGGGCGTCGTCCTGAAACACGGCGAGCGTCCCTTTGACCTCGTGAAGTTCAATTTCACCGTTTGGCCGGAGCACCATGAAGTCGGGCGTGTACCAGCACTTCCCGGCGGCAATCTTGACTTTCATGGACTCGAACCAAAACTTCTCAATGCGCCCCGCCTGCTGTTCTTCCTTCAGAAAAGCCGCGTAGGCGGATTCAGTCGCGTTCATCTCACCGGGCTTCAGCCGCCCTTTGGCGTAGAGACGTTTCATTGCGGGCTTCATTCTTCGCCCTCCCTGTGGTTCTTTTCGACCTGAGCGTCGCAGACGCCCAGCCAGAAATACCGCTGCTCTAATTTCGTCTTGAACTGTTCAGCCTCTACGGACGGCGCCCAGCCTTTAAGCCCTACGTCGTGGCCGACCTTATAAGCGCGAGTCAGCTTCTCTGCAACAGCACGGGAGACACCGGTAGGCGTTTTCATTCCTCATCCTCCCTTTCGTACTGAGCGTGAACGCGGCGGACTTCTCTCTTCAGCCGCATCAACTGCAAAGACAAACCTTGTTTTTTGAAATATCGCGGCGCAGTTGTTTCAACATCAGCGAGAACTTCCACGATCTTGGCGGCGTCCTCAGGCTTCAACTGCACGTGCTTCGGGTTGCTCATGCCAATCCCTCCTTTTTGAGTTTTTCGATAAATTCCACAGCGACCTTTTCGCAGTCCTTTGCTGTCATGCGCCAGTCCGCCGGAACCGGCCACAGTCTGCGTTCGCCCTCATCGAGCCCCACCCAGACGGCAGGCGTCCACTGCACGCACGCCGGGATGCTGATAACGACGAGCCAAGAGTCGTACACCACGTCTTCCGGCCCGAGTACTTTTTCTCTGACAAAGACGTCGCACGAAATCAGACTCGCGTTAGGATCAAGAAAAGTTTCGGTGCTCATGCCGCCTCTCCGAAAACGTCAGCCGAAAGCGGCCGGCGCATTGAGTTACCTAAAAACTGATAAGCGACGCACTTGCCGCGGATGCGGTCCACAAGGCGCGGACCGAGAACGTTGTTAAGGTCTGCCGGGCGCAGATTCGAGAGGAAAATCGTCGGGCGGTTTTCTGAAATCCGGCTGTCGATGATCGAAAAAAGAATCTGCTTCTCGTTTTCGGTGCCGGCCTGGACACCGACCTCATCAATCACAAGCAGGGAGACCTCCGAGAAAAGCCGAATTGCGTCAAAACTCGTTCTGTCGCTTTTTCCGCCCCAGGTACTACGGACGTATTGAATGATGTCTGTAGCGCGCGTATAGACGCCTTCTGACCGCGGCAAAATGGCATGAAGAATGGCGCACGCCAAATGACTTTTGCCGGTCCCCGGGTTACCGAAGAAAAAGAGTCCGTAGCCGGTCTCTTTCGCCTTTTCCCAACCGCGCACGAACCGGCAGGCGAGGTCCAGCGCGCCTTGTTGGTTTTTCGTCTCGGCCAGAAAGTTCGAGAATGTTTTGGTGCGGTATTCGGCCGGGATGCAGGAGCGCCGTAATGCCTCCTCGATGCGGTCGCGGGCTTCGGCCGCTTTCTTAGCCTTTTCGTGGGCCTCACGCTCTGCCTGGCGGCGTTTACGTTCGATCAGTGCGCACTCAGGACACTGAGACTCACACACGACCTGCCCGCCCAAAACTGTCTGAATACCGTTATACGGTCCGTGAATTGCGCAGTTCAAAACGGCGCCCCTGCGGATCGGCATAGGGACTGCGCCCTGCGAGGATTCGATGATGGCTGAAAATGTCTGCATGGTTGCTTACCCCCAATTGGCCGTACCGTCCGGATTCATTGATCCCTCGTAGTAGGCCTCGTCAAAAACTTCAGGCTGTTGGTGTGCGGTTGATCCCGCGGGTTTTCTCGATGTGATTTCTTTCTCGCGCTTGACCCAGTTGAGCCACGATTGATTCCAACCCTTCCCGCTACGCATGGTGTCCTTGCCCTTGCCGATCCGGTAGTAGCCCGAGAAGCTGGCAAAGACCGTGTCGGGGTTGAGGTCAGGCCGAAGCTGCTCGCAGAACGTCCGCCAGTCTTCGGGCAGGGTGTCGAGGTTGAATGCGTGCGTGATTGCCTGCCGCTTTTCTTTCTTCTTTCTTTCTGTCTCTTTGTTGGTTATTGGTTCTTGGTTATTGGTTAGCATTGCGTCCGCATTGCGTTCGCTATGCGTTTGCATTCCGTTCGCATCTGCGTCCGCATTGCAAGTGCATCCGTTTTGCATGTCGTTTGCATTTGCGTCTGAGGCTTTCTTTCCCCTTGAGCCCTTATTCCATCGGGCTTGAGCAGACTTCGCGGCCTTCTCGGACTTCTCCGCGGCCTTGGCAATCTCTTCATCGCACCGGCGATGCGCATAAACGTCACCTTCACGATGGAAAAAGCGGTCAAGCACATATTCCAGTGCGGCTTTCTCTTCCGGCGCATATGCTCGGGAGATGCGTTCGCATTCCGAACGCATAAGCGGACGCTCGACTGAGTAGTAGAGCATCAACAAATCTATGTAGACACCCTTTTCGAGTGGCGACAAAAGTCGCGTGCTCGAATCCCAGTCACCTACGTGAAACTGAACGTAGTTCATGGCGAGCCTCCCGGCTACTTGCCCGTGCTTTCAATGAGTTCCCAATCGATCTGAGGAAGAATCGCCCGACGGGAAACCTGCCGGCGCGTTGCCTCTTCGAGTTTGCAAGCAAGCGTGACGGACACACGACGTTCCGGGTGGTTGACGATGTTGTAAAAGTAGTTGAGTTTGATCCCGCACTTTTTGCAAATGGCCTTTTTCTCGACCGACGCAAGGGAGCGGAAATACTGCGATGCAGAGGGAAGCATGAGAGCTACTCCGTTTTAGTTCAATTATGGGTACTGGAATACTACCCCATACATTCCCCAAAAGTCAACCAATACGGCGCAAAACTTTCCTAGACTTTGTGCGACAATCTAACCCATAATTTGACCTAGCCGGACTAAGAGGAGGACAAATAATGGTTGATGATGAACTGACAGCTCGTCGCCGGGTTAATCTGCGACGTATCGCCGATGAGTTAGGTGGAGCCGCTGCTGTTGCCAGGAAGACTCAAAAGAGCGTCCAACAAATAAGCAGTATGCTCAACGGCACCAAGTCCTTTGGCTCAAAGATCGCTCGTGACATAGAACCTAAACTGGGGCTTCCCCTGCAAAGCCTGGATAAGGAAGCGCCAAATTTTGTAGTTGCAGCGGAAACGCCTGAAGCTACGGGGTACGTGCGCATTACAGCGCTTGAGGCGCGGAAAGAGTACAACCTGATGCGCATTCAGGAATTGAGCAAAATCAGGCTGATGGAGTGCAAAGAAGATTGGCTGTACGAACAAGCTCTTTCCACATCCAAGCCCAGTGCGCTAAAGCTATTCTCTGCGCCATCGGACAACATGGAGCCAGAAATTCTCCAAGGCGGATCAGTCGTCGTTGACATCTCGCAAAACACTTTCACCGCCAACGGCATATACGCCATGACGTACCAGGGTTCGGCATTCATATATCGGATACAGATGAACCCTGACGGATCAGTATATTTTTTGTCGGATAATCCAAAATATGAAAAGATGGTAGTGAAGGACACGTCCAACATCGTGATAGTTGGACGGTGTGTCGGCTGCTGTAACACACACTCGCTCTAATAAAATTCCATTGTTCATCAAATCTCAAGCCCGCGCACTGCGGGCTTTTTGTTGCCTTTTTGACTCCTATCAAAAACCGGTCACCTAACCAGAATACCCTGAAGTCATCTTTTATAGTTGACAAGCAGGTTAGTGATGTGGTTTAATTTCGGGTACGCCGATGAGTAATTCGAACTCATCTAAACAAAACCACCAGGAGGCAACATGACCATCACACTCACACTCGCCGACATCAAGGAAATGATTTCCCGGCGTTACAAGCAATTAGACGTTTGGTCAACACAGAACTTCTACGACCTACAGGCCAAGGAGATCGACGAACTTCGCGATCTCCTCGACAAGATGACTAAAGGCCGCGAGCTTAGCGTGCGTGCACTGCCGGTACGCGACCAGAAAGACGCTGCTTCACTTCCGAAGACGGCGTCTGAGGTTGAGGCAGAGACTGAGCGTCTTGTGCGTAACGCTCAGGAATATCAGCAGACAGCCCGTCGCGTTTTGAAAGAAGTTCGCAAAGACGAAGAAGCAATCGCGATCGATCAGGAAGCCGCCTGCCACAGCATCTACACCCTGACGACCGAGCTCTCGCACTTGGCCTCAACGCACGAAGAAGGCCGCAACATCCCCCAGGACGCAAACAAAGCCGTCGGCATCCTCGGAGAGCTGATTGAAAACGTGAAGACGCTCTACAGGATCACAGCCGGTGATTCTTCACAGCAAACCGAATGACGAGGAGTAAGCCATGACGCTTGAGCATTGTTTACTTATGGGGCAACTGGCCGACATTGCCGAACGGCGCTTTCAATCTGAGGCGTCTGTGGCTGCCGTCATTGCGGTCCTTTCCTTTGTCGCTTTCTTCATCAAAGGTGTGCTGGCATGAAGCAGTTCATCGAAAACGTCCTGGCAGCCGCGGCACTCATCCTCACGATGCTCGTGCTGCTATCTCTGCCAGGCTACTAGAAACGAGAAGGTGAGCGCCCTGCCTTTCCGGAGAAAGAAATGATTGATCTCAGCAACCACAACGAAGATTTGATCCGAGACGCCAACACCTGGAAGCCGCTCAACGTCTACCCGCTTGAACGCGTGATGGTGTTCGAGAGCGGCAGCCAAAGCTACTTCGTCTATACCGAGCTGCATACCGTTTCAGTGAGCGACGCAAGCCGCAGAGAAGTATCGAACTCCTACGCCTTAACAGAAGACGAGTTCTCCCGCCTGATGGACGAACTCAACCTCGACTAGGCGCCACCCCATGACCAACTACCACAACGCAATCAACGAAGACAGCCGCGAAGCGGCATAGGTAAAAAAAATGACAAACGAACATCTCGAATGGCTCAAAGCCCGACAGACCGGAATCGGCGGTAGCGATGTCGCCCCGATTCTTGGTATTTCCAAATGGACAACGCCGCTGGACGTATACAACGAGAAGGTAGCCGACACCCCGACGGAAAAAGACAGCAATTTCATGGAGTGGGGCCGCCGCCTGGAACCTGTTATCCGCCAGGCCTATGCAGACAAGACGGGACGCGTCGTGGCCGTGCCGGAAAAACAGTTCCGTAGCGACGCTCATCACTTCATGATCGCCGATGTAGACGGTGTTTGCGAAGACCGTCTGTTGGAAATCAAGACTGCTCGATCCGGGGCTGACTGGGGAGAAGAAGGCACGAACGAAATCCCCGACTATTACCTGACGCAGGTCATGCACTACATGATCGTCACCGGCTACCGGCTTTGCGACGTGGCAGTGCTCATCGGCGCTTCCGACTTTCGCATTTACACAGTCGAGTACGACGACGAACTTGCTCAGATGTTGATCGAAGCCGAAGCAAAGTTCTGGAAGATGGTCGAGAACCGGACGCCCCCGGCTCCTCGTTCGCTTGCAGAAACGAAGGCCGCTTTCCCCTCCTCCGTTCCTTCGAGCATTGAGGCCGACAACAAGATAGCCGAGACCATGACCGAACTCGCCAAGGTACGAAACGAAATCAAACAGCTGAAGGACACGGACGACAAATTGACTGCTGTCGTTCAGGCCTTCATGGGCGAAAGCGAAAAGCTGACTTTCGGAGGCTCAACCCTTGCCACCTGGAAGAGCAGCAAACCAGTAGCCCGACTTGATTCGGCTGCACTCAAAAAAGCCATGCCGGACATCTACGACAAATACACGAAACAAAGCGCGCCGACCCGCCGCTTCATCGTAAAAATTACTGAGGAGTAAATCATCATGACAACCGAAATCACCGTAAACCCCTTCGCCACCCCCGCCTCTGTCGCCAGCCGCGGAGCCGCCCCGGCTACAGCAGCAGTTGAGAGTTCTCGCGCCGTGGCTGAAGTGCAGGCCGCTTTGGCTATCGCCCGCATGAATCCGCGAGATCAACGCGCCGCGATGGACCGAATCTTGAACGCCTGCACGCGGCAAACACTCGCTCAGGCCGCAGTTTATTCCTACGCTCGCGGAGGAAGCGAAGTTACAGGTCCGTCTATCCGCCTCGCCGAAGCCGTCGCTCAGCAGTGGGGCAATATGCAGTTTGGCATTCGTGAACTTTCAAACGCCGGGGGAAAGTCTGAAGTTCAGGCTTTCGCCTGGGACGTAGAAACAAACACCCGCCGCGAAGTGACGTTCAATGTTCCTCACATTCGTCACACGAAGAGAGGCTCATTCAAGCTCGAAGACCCGCGCGACATCTATGAGCTTATTGCCAATCAGGGTAGCCGCCGCCTTCGCGCCTGCATTTTGGCCGTGATCCCCGGGGACGTGATTGAGGCGGCTGTGTCGCAGTGCCAGATAACGCTTCGCGCCAACGTGGACGTAACGCCGGAAGGAATCAAGAAACTCATTGATGCTTTCTCTCAGTTCGGCGTCACCAAAGCGCAGATCGAGAAGTTCTGCCAGTGCCACGTAGAAGCCATCCGGCCGGCTCAAATCGTACGGCTTCGAACGATCTACACCAGCTTGAAGGATGGTATGGCCGAGCCTGCTGACTTCTTCGAACCGGAGTCCGCCCCTGCCGCTCCTGCCATTGAAAAGCCAGCCGAGAAACAGACGCTGAAAGAAAAACTCAAGGCGCAGAAGGTTGCTGAAACGACGGAGATTGCCGACGCTGATACGCCGGATGCCGGAGCGAAACCCGTTCCCGTCGCCGAACCTGCCTAACAACTGAAGAGGCGGGGTACAACTTGTACCCCACCTGAGGAGTAAAGATGCAGACAGTTTGGTACACAGTTAAAGAAGTCGCTGAGATGTTCCGAGTCTGCGAACAGACCGTGCGCAATTGGATCAAAGGAATCTTTTACGACAAGGGTAAAGCCCGCGCGTACAAAAGCGACATTCGCCTGAAGGCGACAAAGTTTGGGAAAGGCTTTCGCATTGCAGCACCTGACCTTGAGCGATTCCGGAGAGATCTCGGATGTTGACAAACGCACAGGAATCCGCGCATAATGCCCGCGTTCGGTTGAACTACCGAACCGGGCTTGGAACCCCGAACTCTTTAGGCGCGCAACCGCCTTACGTTCGTATGAGCGGATTTTTTGTGCGCGAGTATCACTTCTTGACGAGTGAGACCTGCGGGCACCTTCGCGGTGGCCGTGACCTAGAGAGCGGTAGTTCCAACCCGCAGTGTCTCGCTCACCCGCTTGGAACCGGGCGCGAGACTCCTTCAACTTTCTCTAGGAGTCTTGCTATGCAAGTGATCTCTGCTGCTCAAACGCAGCCGTCAACATTCAATCTCCCGTTCGCCATCACGGCGCTCATCAAACACCAGCTGACCTCCGGCGAAGCCAGGGACTACGCGATTATGTCGTGTTCCGAAGCCAAGAACATCCTCATCGCCGCAGCCGACTCGGCCGAAAGCGATAGCCAGATGCTTTCCACCGCGGGGCTTCTCAGCGTCATCAAATCCGCCGCATCGATACTCGAATGCGCCGAACTCCTCGTTAATGAGACGGAGAAATGAAAATGACAAACGAACTCACCCAGACCTTCGCTTTCGGCGAAGCCAAAGTTACCATCATCATCGAAGACGGAAAACCGCTCTTCTGCGCCAAAGAAGTCTGCGACATCCTTGGGTATAAAAATTCCCGTAAGGCACTGATGGATCATGCAAATCCTGACGGCGTAACGAAACGGAACGTGGTGAAAACCCTTAGCAACGGCCGTGAGCAAACCTTCGAAATGACCTTCATCGATGAGCGGAATCTTTACCGCCTCATTATGCACTCTGACCTTCCGTCGGCCGAGAAGTTCCAAGACTGGGTATGCGGTGAAGTTCTCCCCACGATCCGAAAGACGGGAAGTTATGGCAATCCTATGGCCGCAATGTTGGCGAAGCCGAAATCCGAACTCTTCTTAGAGTTGAGCCAAATCAGCAAAAAGAATGAAGAACTTGAAGCCGCCAATCAGAAGTTAGTTGAACAAGCCTCAGTCAACGCGCCAAAGGTTACCTTCGCCAATTCCGTTACGTCCGGCGACACCGAAGTCACCATCACTGTGGCCGCAAAAACCCTGGGCATCGGCCCGCGCAAATTTTTCGATTGGCTTCGCTTGAACGGTTTCTTATATAAGCAGGCGAACCAGGCGACTCAGTACGCCATCGAAAAGGGCTACATGGTGACGCGCTTCGCAAAAATCACGCACGACGATGATTCCGTTGAGAAGAAACCGTATCCGCACATCACCGGGAAAGGACTCTTCTACTTCTATGGACGCCTTCTCAAAGAAGGGTTAATTTCTAAAAACGACAATCTCGAATTGGCGGCATAAAGGGGGAACCATGAATCAAGACGATCTGATTGAAACCCTGACGGGCGACTTAGAAAAAATGTTTGGCCCGTCGCCCCACAAAGAACACTTCGCCGCGCTTCTCTCAAATATTTTGGCAGATATTGAGAAAGCAAATGTTGTCGGCAACGGTGACGTTTGTCAATTGCTTGTCGAAGTCGCTTGGAAATGGCCGGGCGAACCAAACGACCAGTGGGCTATCCTCGTAGGGCTTTGCGCCGTATTCTTTCACCGCATGGCGGTTGAATTGAATCTTCGGCAATAAACCTCCCCGCAGCCGGACAAGCCTAACATCTTCGCAGCGTCACGGAAATAACCCCCGCCAACCGAAAGCTGACGGGGATTTTTATTATTTTTTGTGTTTTGCGTTTTTTCTTAAACTCCTCATTTTAATTTCAACACCAATAAATTTTTTCATTTGTTCTATTGATAAATCATCAGTTAAATATTTGCTGACAAAGTTTGGCACGGTCGATGAATAATATATATCCGACGTAAAGTTCCGTATCTCGTTTTCGCAAAATGATACTATCTTATCTGTTTTTATTTCATCGTTAGCGGTTAAGTACTTCATCGTCACAGAGCGCACACACTGTTCAAGCATAGCTCCGTCTACCTTGGCTTTTCTTTCGACCCAATCGTTATAACCATCCAGACTAGAGCCGCTATTAAAAGCAAATATCGGATAAGCAACACTTAGGATATTTTTACATTCCAATTCTGTTTTTCCATCACATAAAAGTTTTTTAACAATAATATGTTCTTGTGACGAAGCAAAAAGCCTAACTCTATCGGAATAAAACGAATTATAAAAAAATCCAGTGCTATTCGACTGTTGAATCATATCAAGCGCACTTGCAAAACAAGTATTTGAAATAAATGCAAACATCGCAATGACCATATGTTTCATATTTTTTTCACCTTACTGAAACAGTAATCCGCCCACGCCTGCATCAGCTCGCGCCGCCGGCGCAGGTACTTATTCCGGTTGTAAGCGCCGTTGTATTTCTTGTCGATCTTGTGGTGTAGCGCCTGTTCCACCACGAGCGAATCAAACCGCTGATCGTTGTCGTATTCGTCCGATAGTGCCCATGTGCAGAACGTCCCGCGAGCAGTGCCATGCTGAGTGGGGATAATCGGATCATCTTTTTTGCCGCGCTCTTTTGTCTGGGCTTTGTCGATCCATATCGGCAACCCTGCAGCTTTTCGGGCTTTATTCGCATCCTTAATTAATGTCGAGAATATTGACTGACAGTAATGATTGCCTTTTTCACCCACAAATACCCAACCTTCTTTTTTTATACCAACGCTTTTTAAAATATCAATTGCCTGATCTGATAACGGAACAATAAGAGCGCCGTTAGATTTTATTTTTAGATCGATGCGCTTAATCCACCATACTTTCTCGTTAAGATCAATGTCTTCCCATTTAGCAAGCCGCGCCGTCTTTGAACGGGTAGCTGTCAAAATTGAGAATAAAAAGAGTTTTGCACTATCGTTCGGATTCTCGGTTAATTCCTTGATAAAGTCAGGCAAGTCCTCTGCGTTTACCGCGCCATAATTTTCAGTCTCAATATCGTTCTTTCCCAAGAGGTGCTTTAATGGACCGTTCTTGTCGGCCGGGTTAATCCATCGATCGGTCTCTTCGGCATAAATCCAATCGAAGGTATCTTTGATTGAGCGAAGGCATCGGTTAAAGACAATGGGCTTATCGAGTAGGTTTTTCTGAAGCTGTACCATATCCTTCGGGACAATCTGATCGATCTTCATATCACCCAACACAGGGAACACGTGGTTTTTCCAGTTAGACGTAAAGTCCCGATCAGTACCAGTGCCCTCCGTCCAGTCCCCAACTTCGAGTTTATGTGCTCTATATAAAAGAGCGGCTTCTTTGAACGTCGGAATCTTGGACGCCTTCTCCTGCTGCTTCGCCTCCTCTTTGGCCGCGGCCTTCTCCTCAAGATGCTTCAAGAAATCGTCTGCGGAGAGTGCCCGAAGTTTTGAGGCTTCCCGCCGGGCAGTGGCTAAATCCATTGTCGCACCGCCCATGCCGAGTTCAATGCGCTTGCCGGCAATCTGTCGCCGGAAGACCCATGAGCGATACTCACCGCGGACACGGTAATAAAGGCCGACTACCGCCCCGTCGTTATGGAGACCATCGGGAAGAGAAGCGAGTTTTGCTTGTGTGAGACGCGCCATAAAGTAGACCTCCTGGGAGGTGGTGGTAAGTAGTTCTGCCACCAGTTTTTCCACCAGCCTTACTTTACAACGAAATGAACTACCTTACACTACCTTAAAGTGACGAGTAGAAATTGACGAGTCCTTGCGCCTGATTTTGAACGAAAAACTTATACTACCTTGCACCACCTTAAACTACCTGCGCACAATAAGAATGCGTTTTTACGGGACGTTTAACAACCAATAATTGCAAGGCTTGCAGGTCGCTGTCTATTTTTTCCACCAGTATTTCCACCAGTATTCATAGGAAATTGATAGAATCCATTCAGATGTCCCGAGCGCCTTCGAGAGCCTGAGACACGGAACCCCGAGCGCCGCAAGGTACCCGGGGTTCAATTCTACCTGAAGGTAGTGTCAGGCTTCTTTGCAGACAGCTTTGATGGTTGCGATAGCGCACCAGGCTTTTTCAAGCACCCGCACGTCCTCGTCACTCAATCCGCCTCCATCACGGGCCTCATCGCACACCTTGTCGATCTTTTCGAGCAGGCAGTGCATGGATTGCTCCGCGCGGGCTTTCATAAGTTCCTTCGTTTCCATAATCATTCTCCATGCCGGTTCATGATTTCCTTCAGCGCGTCTAAGTCACTTCGATCAGGCTTGTAAGGCCCTATAGAGAACGGATGCGCTTCGAGATTCTTTGAGGCTTCGCCGTACAGCAGGTCCACATCGATGCGGTTTTGCTCATCCACCGCGCCCAAAGATTTGAGCATCGGCAGGTAAGGTTCGATCATCGCCGGGGCCCGCTGTGCGACGAGCCCCGAGACGATGCCGACGGCGAAGGGCAGAGAACCGCCCTGCTTTTCTGCGGCCGGGATGAGGACTCGCTGAGCAAATTCCACAACCACTGCAGGCAAGTTTCCGATCGGCATTTTCATGGCTTAACCCCGGTTAACGTTGATGCTGCCAGTTACCGGCTGAACCGCCGGAGCCGCGGCTGTGGGCGCAGTCCAGCTGTTGTAACGTTCCATCACTTCAGGACAGATCGCGGTGCGAGGCACGACGAGGTGGGTGATCTGGTTCAGCGTGTTGTTGATCCCTGCGACGGCGTTGTTGAGCTGAGCGATACCGCACCCGCACGTCTGCGCAACAGTGTCGATCTTGGCGCCGAGTTCGGAGCGAACAAGCTTTTCACGCAGGTCAGCGATTTCAGCGTTGCTCTTCATCTGGGATTCAAGCACCGCAACGCGTTCGCGGTTGCTCGCGGATTCCTGAGAGAGCGGCTTAATGTAGTCCATCAGACGGTTTTCGAGCTTCTCGTTTTCGGAGCGCGTCGCCTGATAAAGCGTCGTGTCCTGATTGTCCGAGTACTTCTGCGAAGTGAGCTGGGCGATTTTGGCGTCCTTTTCAGCAATGACGCCAAGCGCGGCCATCTGCGGGGCGCAGTTGTTTCCACCGAAGAGGCCGCCGAGGATTCCGTTGCCGTTGTTGGCGGAGCCAAGGAAGCCGAGAGAGCCCAAAACGAGGGCGGGGATGCCTACGCCGTTGGCGAGGCCTTTAGAAGCAAATTCAGCCATGACAAAACTCCTGTTGTCATGGAACTCGTGGTTCTCTGGAAATGTGCGCTCGGTTGGCGCTAAGGATTAGGCTCAGGGGCCTTGTGTGAAGCAGAATCCGAACGGTTCTGCTGATTGGATTTATTGTATACAGAAAGATCAAGCACATCAAGCGTCTTGCAGCGCCGACATACGATCATCACCGTCCCGCCGGGCGGACGTTCTAACGAAAGGTCGAAAAGACGTTTTCCGCACCTCGGGCAAACAACCTTTACCACTTCCATTTTATTTCCTCCTATTAATATTCTCTCGAAGATCAGAAAGAACCGCGTTGAGCGATGTTTTGTCACCGCGGCCGCAGGCCAAGACCAGCTCGGTCACGAGCGCGTTCCGGAAAGAACAGAGAATTGACGAGAAGTTCCCTCGGCGTGCGATCACTTGCGCGCGGCATTCGTCTGCAGAGAACTCATCTACCATGCGCCGAACATACCATTCCGCCTTTTGCAGGTCCAAAAGCTCAGTGCCTTTGAAGGGCGCGCGTAAAATGTACTTCACGGCATTCCCCAGACAAAAACTCAGATGCTGAGTAAGCTCAATCACCTCGTGGTCGTAATGCTCGGCGTAGTGCTGAGGATGATTTACAAGATCGGTCATTTAAGAATCTCCGTCAGTGCGTCGTGGTTTGCGGCGCATCGCTGATAGAGTCGGCCGCACTCTGAACCAGCGTCAGCCAGTCGACGGACCAAGTCTTCCAGTCGGGCAACTCGCTTTTTAAGAGTGTCTGCGGAATCTCCGCCGGCGGAGCCGTTACCGTCCGCGTGGCGCAACCGGGCGCGAGCACGATCAAGCTCAGCACGCAAATCGTTGTACTCAGCCTGCGCCAAGTTAATCGTGTCCGTTGCTTTTGAAAGTCCTTCTGCATTCTTTCTCTCCGCCGCACGTAGCGCATCAGACTGCGCCGCCTCCATGAGGGCAATTTCTCGGTCGTAGTGGGCAGAAGTCAGCCAGCCACCCGCCCCGAAAGCCAGGACGACCGCCACCATGTAGACGTAATCTTTCACAACTCAACCCCTTCGAGTTTCGCGCGACGTCGTAATATGTCGAGATAGCCGTCCATCGTGTAGAGCTGGAACGTATAAAGGCCACGGGAACAAGTCGGCGTAAAGCCTAATTCCCCAGCGTCCCATTTAACAAGCATTGCAGCGAGTTTGTCTCGGCGAATCTTCAGTTGCAGGTACTCCGCCTTGAAGCGATCTTTGTAGTCATCGCTACACATCAGCGCGGCAGTGTCTTTGAGCTCCATCATTTGCGACTCCTGTTGTCCCAAAAAGCGTGACGCCCACGCACGTCAACATGTACGAACGCGTCGTAAAGTCCAACGCCGCCGTCTTTATTGAGTTCCAGGCACAAGTCCTGAAACTCGGGAATTAACCGCGGATCATCCGGTCGAATATCCGCCGCCATGCCTTTCGTGTGATACGAATTAGGAACGGCCCCTGGGATCGTCGCGTTGTATTCCGGACTGCGGTAGCCAGAGTTCACAAGAACCGGCTTCCCCCACTCGCGCCGGATGCGGTTCAAAATGTTCAAAAGCTCATCACGTACAACATGCGGAAAAGGAGACTTGTACGGGTCCTTCGGACTCTGCAACTCCTTTTCGTCAAAGAAACCGTATTTCATCGGCCGCCTCTTTCTAAAAAACTTTTCAGAATGCTCACGCCGTCTTTCCCCATCATGCCGCCCAACCCAGCAAGAGCCCCTGCGGCCTCATCCGGCAAACCGTAAGAGTGCGCAGCCATACAGATCAGAAAACCGATAAACCCCGACAGAGCTACCGCCCCAAAGAATTCCCACCAAAGGAACGGTTTCGCTTTATCCAACGAGTTCAAATACATCAGACACTGAGCCATGGCACCCACCGCAAAGGAAAAGAGGTATCGGAAGTATTCGTGGTAGTCCTGCATCGAAATCCCTCAACTCTTTTGTATCCTGCAGTATCAACGACGATCCCCGGCTTACGCGCACGAGCTTTTGTGCGCGTACACACATCGGACGGCTTGAAGATGCCGTTCATGATGAGCAGAGACCCCTTCAATCCGGCTGACATCAAGGCCGAAGAAACCACCCGACGCGAAAGCACGGAGCGCTATATGCGCCGCGTGAAGAAGTCCATCGCCTACGTAATGGACACGAAAGAAGGCCGCGAAGCTATGGAAATCATCTTGGATGCAACCGGGCTTTATCGACCGTCTTTCAACACAAACGCGCTTTCAATGGCTTACGCCGAAGGACGCCGCAGTGTCGGACTCGCTCTGCTCAATCTCATAGACCCGACTTCTTATCAAGAAATGCTGAGGGAATCTCATGAACGACGAAACAACGACCGGGGCTGAAAATACAAACGATGCCCCCGCTGCAGATCAGCCTGCAGCCAACCCGGCGGCTCAGTCCGCAGGTCAGGAAAGCCAGCCGCAGACCGACAAGCCTGCAACCGGAATGCCTGAGACCTTGCTGAACACTGCCACCGAAACTAAGCCCGAAGAAAAGCAGGACGGTGAAAAGGCGCCGAAAGACAGCGAGGCCGACAAGCCCGCTGAAGGTGCGCCAGAAAAGTACGAAGAGTTCAAGGCGCCTGAAGGCACCATGCTCGACGCCGCCGTTATGCAGCAATTCGGAGAAGTGGCAAAGGAACTCAACCTGCCGCAGGACAAAGCCCAAGACGTGGTCAACAAAATGGCCCCGATCATGGTGCAGCGCCAGATGGAACAGATTGCGGGAATTTCCAAACAGTGGGCTGAAAAATCGTCCAATGACCCGGAAATTGCCGACCACCTCAATGACATTGCCCGCATCCGAGATATGTTCGGCAAGGGCAGTGACGGGAATCTCGATCCGGATATTGCGGAGTTCATCAACTCCCCTGCCGGCAACCATCCAGGCGTGCTGAAGCTCCTTGCCCGTGTCGGTGCACGTTTCGGCGAAGGCGGCTTCCCGACGGGGAAACCCGCGCCGCGACAAATCACCGCAGAAGACGTTTACGCAGTCTAATAATTTTTAATGAGGTACAGAAATGGCAGATATTGTCAGCAACGTTGCACCGACGTCGTTGGCCGAATTCGAAGGCCTTGTCGGTGACAAGGATGTGGCCCGCAAGGTGTTTTTGCACACCATCCGCGACTATATGCCCTTCTTCGACCAGGCCGTTATTGTTCGAGGCAATGACGGTATGGGGGACAAGGGGCAGATCGTCACCCGCTACCCGGAAGGCGATCTTCACGGATACAACGAGGGCTGGGGCTCTGATGTTGTGACGGGCAACAATGTTCGTTACACCTGCAGCCGCCGTTCTTCGAGCTCGACCATCGACCGCGATCAGTTCAACGACCAGAAGGAAAGCGACCGCGCTTCTTGGCGCTTGCGTCGCGATCAGGCCTTTAGCCGCGGCTTCGCCCGCGCTACGGTACGCAATCTCTTTTACGGCGACCCCGCGAAAGACCCGAATAGTGGCAAGGGGCTCTTCAACATCGTGACGCCGACCGACCCCGTCTTCAAGGATCGAATCATCGACGCCGGCGGCACCACGGAAAACAAGCAGACGGAAATTCTTCTCGTCGGTTGGGACCCGGCCTCGAACTATTTGTTCTATCCGCAGTACGGAGAGAATCTTGGCGGCTTCCAGACCACTGTCCACCCTGAAGCCGTACGAGTAACCGCCGGTACGTCGGACTATCCTAAGCACTACTGGGCGCTGGAAACCGATTTCCGTTGGGACATCGGCGTCGCTATCTACGATCCGCTCACCGTCGTTCGTATTGCCAACATCGATACGACGAAGTGGAGTAAGTCTTCGAAGACTTCCGGTAGCCCCGATCTGATCGACCTCATGACGCAGGCCGTGAACCTGCTTCCGGACGAGTACAAGGGCCGTTGCGCGTTCTATTGCAACGAAGCGGTTACCGGCATTCTTCGTCGTCAGATCAACAACAAGGAAAACGTGCAGCTAACGACCGGAGAAGTTGCCGGACGCAAGGTTGTGACCTGGGACGGCATTCCTATACATCGTTTGGGCACGGACGTTATCACCAACACGATGCCGGTTTTGTCTCTGGGCTAAGGAGGACGCAATGATTACCGATGCACTTTTGAAGTTTTGCTCTGACAAGGCTTTAGCGTCCGCCATTACGACGGGCAAAGTCATTGACCTGAAACAGGAGTATCCGAACCTCGGTTCGCTGACTCCTCGATTCAATCTCATCCTGCAGGTTAAAGATGCCGGCGGTGAAGGTACCGTAACCTTTAAGTTGCAGGATTCCGCCGACGGATCGACTTTCGCCGACTTGCTGAGCTTCACGCAGGCGGGATCGAAGATTCCGGCCAATCAGGCAATTCCGATGCCGTTGAAGCATCGTCGCTACCTGAAACTTATCACGGCCGTTACCGGCACCGTGACAGGAACGCTGCAGCGTGCCGTACTTGATAACGGTTATGAATTGCCGCGCACGACAAAAACGGAAGGTTACGATCCCGCGCCGACGGTTGATTGACCTGCTTTAAAGGCAAACTCTGAGGGGACGGTTAAACCGCCCCCTTTTCTTTAGGAGGCCTGAAATGGCTACATCCGTTGATATTTGTAATCTCGCTCTGTCGATTCTTGGCGATGACGGCACGGTAGTTTCCCTCATCCCACCGAACGGTTCAGACCAAGCCGGACACTGCGCCCGTTGGTACCCTGTAGCCCTTCGGCGCATCCTGGAATCAAACCCGTGGAGCTTCGCCACCAAACGCAGCCAGCTGACAAAACTCAATAATGTCGATGCCTCGATCTACGGCTACAAAGGCGCCTACGCCCTGCCGAGCCAATTCATGCGAGCGCTCAAGATCGAATCGGAGGAATATCTGTCCGAAGGCATCGATTCCGACCTTTACCCCGAACTCGGTCATTTCGAACTAGGCCTTGTTGAAAACAACACCAATCGCGTACTTTTCTGCAATGTCACTGATCCGGTGCTGACCTACGTCGCCTACGTAGACAATGCCTCCCTCTTCCCCGGGTATTTTGTTGACGCACTGATGTTGCTTCTCGCCAGTTACCTTTACGGTCCGGTTAAGCGAGCTGACACAACATCTCAGACAGTTGTCAACATCATGAAACAGTACGAAGCGGCACTGACAAAAGCTAAGACCGAAGACGCTCAGATTTCCATGCGACGCCGGGAAGCACACTACCTCGCGTCGCAACTTCGTGCGCGGGAGGCATGGTAATGGCAAGCATCCGCACCTATCAGCAGTCCTGCAACGGCGGGGAATTGTCGCCGGAAATGTACGGACGCGCCGGCGACCCGAAGTATCAGGCCGGACTCGCAAAATGCCGTAATTTCCTCATCGATCCCCGTGGTCCGGCAGAGAACCGACCGGGGTTCGCTTACGTCAACTACGCCAAATACGCCGACAAACGAGTGAAGCTGATCCCGTTCACATTCTCAACGGATCAATCCATGGTGCTCGAATTCGGAGAAAAGTACATCCGCTTTCACACGAACGGGCAAACCTTATTGGGCAGTAACGGCCAGCCGTACGAAGTCGCTACGCCATACAGTGCCGACGATCTTTTCTCGTTGCATTATGTTCAATCCGCCGACGTTCTCACCATCGTTCATCCGGCCTATGCACCGAGAGAACTACGCCGCTACAGCGTCGTTGATTGGCGTCTTGTGGAAATCAACTTCAAAGGCGCACTGCCCTCACCGGAGGCTCCTTCCGTCGTGCAGTCCATCAATGGCGACGTGCAGAATAAAGAGGACTACACCCGGGAATACTGCATAACCGCCCTAAAGGCTGACGGCTCAAACGAGTCCGCGGCAGGCCCGTCTACTTCCATCCGTTGCAATCCATATGGCACCGGCGCTTACAACACCATATCTTGGAACGCCGTATCCGGCGCAGAACTTTATCGCGTGTATCGCAATCAGGGCGGCGTTTGGTGCTTCATTGGCCAGACGAAAACTCTCAGCATTCGGGACGAACAAATCGACCCCGACGCATCAATCACCCCGCCTATTTACGACGACCCCTTCGGACAATCCGGCGGCATCACATCGGTCAAAGTCACCAATGGCGGGAGCGGGTATGGTTTATTGCGAAGCGTTTCATATATTTCGCAAAAAGGACGAATCGTAGGATCAAACGGAAACACCGTATCCGTAAACTTGGACGCGGAAAATTTCCATCATGACGACGGGCAAGGTATTCCCTACCCCCCCATAACATCTTCTCAAGTGTTTTACGTTGATGGAACTATCGAAGGCAACGGCTCCGGAGGGAAAGGGCGCCTAACTTACGTAAACAACAAGCTGACTCAAGGCATGTGGTGGGACGCTTACCTGACGGGCGTTTCCCTCACATCTCGCGGGGAAGGCTATACGGAGGGAGCCCAATTTCACGCAAGTTTGGAGTGTGGCTCTAAAGGAGCAAGGTGCGATTACTATTTTCCCGTCGTCTTGGAACCGGCCTCCGCCCCTAACGTCTACGTCACCGACGCAACCGGTTCAGGGGCTGAACTTGAGGCCGTCGTCCAGAACGGTGTCATAGTCAGCATCGTAATCAAGAAACCGGGTTCAGGATACACCAATCCTGTCGTTCACATTGACGGCAGTAAATCCGGCGGATCAGGTGCAACAGCCACCGCCACTGTCGGCAAAGCTGGTGACTACCCGAGCGCAGTAACATACTTCGAACAGCGGCGTTGGTTCGGCGGCACTTACAACCGCCCTAACAACATCTGGGCCACCAAGTCCGGTACCGAGTCTGATATGAGCTACAGCCTGCCGTCGCAGGATGACGACCGCATCGCTATCCGCGTCGCCGCCCGCGAGGCTAACCGCATTCAGCACTTTGTCCCATTGTCACAACTGATGCTTTTCACGGGCGCAGCTGAATGGCGAGTCAGCCCGTTAAACTCTGACGCCATTACGCCAACGTCAATGTCCGTGCGGCCGCAGTCGTATGTCGGCGCAAATTCTGTGCAACCGTTGGTAATCAACAACGCCTGCGTCTACGCGAGCGCCCGCGGCGGACACCTTCGGGAATGCGGCTACTCGTACGAAGCCGGCGGTTTCGTCACAAATGACGTTTGTCTCCGGGCAAACCACCTTTTCGACAACCTGGGACCTATCGACCTTTCTTACTCAAAAGCACCGTGGCCGATCATTTGGTGTGTCAGCTCTGCCGGCAACCTGATTGCGTTCACCTACGTTCCGGAACAATCCGTCGGCGCATTCTCGTCCCTTACCACGGACGGCGTCTTCGAATCGTGCACCGTCGTTCCGGAAGGCGAAGAAGACGTACTTTACGTCGTCGTGCGCCGTACGATCAATGGCAACACCCGCCGCTTTATCGAACGGATGCACGAACGCAAATACACCACGCTTGAAGAAAGCGTCCACCTGGATTGTTGCGGAACCTATCGCGGCGATGCCAAAGACGAGATTTCCGGACTAACGTGGCTCGAAGGCGCCACCGTTTCCATCTTGGCCGACGGTTCAGTAGAACCGAATCAAGTGGTGAAAGACGGAAAAATCAAGTTGCAGGAGCCGGCGTCGTTGGTGCATATCGGACTGCCGTACACCGCCGACCTTCAAACTTTGCCGATTGCCTTGGCGCTGCAGGACGGTTCTTTCGGCTCAGGCCACATGAAGAACGTTCAGAAGGTTTCCGTACGTCTTGTCAACACGTCAGGGCTGCAGACGGGCCCGACGTTCGATAAACTTACAGACTACCCCGCACGCGGCACGGAACTTGCCGGCACGCCGCCGACACCCATCACGGGCGAAGTGACGACGCAGGTCAATCCCCGTTGGGGCGACGGCGGACAAATCTGTATCCGGCAAAACCAGCCCTTGCCGATGAAGATTGTCAGTATTACGACGCAGTTGGAAATCGTCTAATTCTGTAGATTTCGCCCGAATTAAAAAGCCCCCTCACGCCGGGGGCTTAGTTTATTTTCTCGGTTGATCCGCCATTCTCGGCGCGCGCGTCGGCGTGAGATTGTCAAGCGGCAACCAGTAGTCCTGTCCAGTCCCACGGCGCAGCTTCTTTTCCATCCGCGACAGGTATCCCGGCGACATCCACTCATTGAACTCGTTCATAAAGGCGCGGTCAATCGCCGTTGACGTGTACCACATATTGAGGAACGGAAGGTGAGATCGGATTGAACGCACAGTTTTCGCACCGGGTTTTGTATCCTTGTCGTAGATAGGTGCACGAGCCCAAGCAAACGCCGCGTCCGAAGCCTCAATCACCGAACCAAGCTGAGGGCCAAGAATGTTAGCCGCGCCAGACATTGCACCGTAACGAGAATCATCAGAGAGTCCGTTCACAATCCAGTCCCCAAGAAAACCTAAGCCGCCACCCTTTGTCAGCGCAGCCGCCCAGAATTTTCCGGAGAAAACATCTTCTGCGTCCTTACCATTGAGCAAGTCTTGAATCTGAAGGGACAATGCCCCCATGACCGTCGTCGATACTACCATCGCCGCCAGGTACCCAAGTTGATTCACTCGGCCGCCGTGGTGATTTAAGAACTGCGCCCGCCGCCAGTGCTTTTCCATCATTGCCAAAGGAAACGACTTGAAGAGCATCGCAGCACGCCACAGCTCGCCCGACATTGTTCCTCGCTTATTACCGCGGCTTGCTTCCGTCCGAGTAATCAAGTCAGGACTGAGGGAAGCCATTTCGCCTTCATTGAGGATAAAGCCGATGACCTTACTCGCAAGAGATTCAGCGTTCTCGTCAACGATCATCCTCTTCGGATCCGAAGAAATTTCCTTCAGCCGCTTATACGACAGGAACTTCACGCCCTTGAATTCTTCTGTCCCGGCCTCCTGCATCAGCCGCCATTCGGCCTCTCCAATACCGCCGTCCTGAAGTCGCGCCCGATCATAATCATCCAACGCCGACCAATCTTTCTCAATGAGTTTACCGAGAGACGCCAGCATATTGAGGTTGAACGCCCGGCGCACCGCATCAGTCCACGCCGTCAGGAAAGAAGCCTTCATTGAGGCATTCGCCAGTTTGGCCGTCCACCCTTGTCCCAGATTGTCGCTACCCCACCGAATAAAATCGGACGAGATACTGTCGGCAATGAGACCGCAGCGGTTTGCGTAGTCTTTCCAGTCGGAGCCGTAGGCCGAGAAGAGAAAACGCATCCCCTGCCCAAAGTCCATGCGGCAGAATCCGGTAGCCACAAAGTACGTCGAAATATCCGAGAACGAGGAAATGAAGGCTTTCCCCAACTTTCCGGCAACTTCGAGATTTCGCCATCCGGACAGGAACCGCACCGCAGGTTCGGAGTTGACGGCCATCGCGCTTGCCTCACCGGAAAGCACGCGCCACATTTCATCCAACGTAACACGCGTCAGACCGTGGTGATCTGAATATTTCGTAAGGAGTTCCCAACTGCTTTTCTCACGCCGGGCGTCCAAAGCCTGAGCGTCGGCAATTTCTTTAAGGAATTTGAACGTCGTCTCCGCTTGCGGCCCGAATCCCTCCATCATCGCTATGTCGTGACTCATCTTGGAAACATGCCCGATAAGCGTACTCGTCAAACTGCCCTGACCGTACTTCGCCTCGTACTGCAGATACGAATCCGCATCCTTGAAATGCAGCTCACGATGAGGATATTGCTTGTAACCCACTAAACTCGGTTCTACCGGAGTTTCCAAGGCGTCCCACAGATTATCTGCGTTATGTCCGGAAGTCACAATGTCTTCCCATGCCTCACCAAGGAAGTCCCGCAATTGACTGTCGGTCATCCGCTGACCGTTGTCCTGCTTATAGCGGGTTCTGTCCATAAGCGGGAACACCTCATCAATCCAAGCATTCTTCCCGCCGCCTTTTTTATTTCGGACTTTTGCCCAATCGTGCGACTGCGGAATATAGCCATAGTCAATAAGACCAATCCTTGCACCTGCATGTAAGGCACGGCCCCGCATATCCTTCGCCGTCTTTGCCCATGCCTCAGCCGCGGCCTTCGCACGGGCGTTCTTTGTGTCTTCACCATAGACCTCACGTGCGAAATCGCGAGCATCTTCGGCGTTTTCCATAAAACCAAGCCATTTCGAGCGAATGCCGTTAAGCGTATCAAGCATCGAAGTCAGGTACTCGTTTCGAATGCCTTGTGCAGCGCGTTCAACACCGAGCATCAGTTTGGCGACGCCCGCGTGAGCGTGAATGTCCTCTTCCCGCGCAAGGCGATCCAATTCTCTCAGCGAGCGGTTTTGTGCGAGAACCTGCTTATAACGCGCAGCCTTCTTTTGCCGAGCCTGCTCCTGTAAATCCTTCGCCAGCTCACCACCGGCGGCCTGAATGCGTTCCGCCTGAGTCATTGAGCCCCAGCGTTCCCAAAAATCTTTGCGTTTGGAAAGCGTGTTCATTTTGGACTCGAAGGCCGCGATAATCTTGTTGCCTTCGTCTTCGCTGATTGTGCCTTCTTTGCGACCGAGCGTTTGCCCGATCAAATCCTTACATTCTTGTTTCATGCCGGAATCCCGTTGTTTCTGATGATGCACATTGCGGCCGTTGCCAACCCAGCCATATCCGTATCCGCCTGCTTATCAATCGAGGCTTCATCCGCCAAAATCGCAGCAGCCGTCATTTGGTGCTCAATGCCATTTTCATCCTTGAATTTATAGACAAAATCAGGATTAAGCGCAGCCAAATCCTCAACCTGCACACGTTCGGAGTTTTCTTCGGATAGTCCTTCGAGTTCGTGAGCCTGATGCGCCTCAAGTTCAGACGCAGCCTTCGCCTCAGCGTCCAATCCTGCGTCCGGCGGAATATCGGGCGGAGGTTCTGACGCAACTCCGGCATCTTCGGCCACAGTCTCTACGACCGAATTCACCACGTTTTCGGCCTGTTTTTCTGCCTGCTGCATCGCTTGCAAGGTATTGCGCATCGCCACAACGTCCACTGCCGGGAGTGCCTCACGGAAGCCCTCAGCAGCCCCCTTCTCGCGCATCGCCGCATTGCCTTCGTCAATCAGGCGGTTTTGAGTATCACGGAAGATACCCATAACATCGGCGAGGTCTGTCGAGACGTTTTCTGCCTCACCAAACAAACCGCCCTGTGGGCCGTTGCCGGACGACTTCAGTCGGTTTTCCACCGCAGCTGCGAACGGTTCAAGCACCCGAGCAATGGCAGCGGCCGAGTTCTGATTCTCGGCAATGAAGCCTAGCAGCTGCTGCACCGCCGGGTTATCGCCGAACACGTCACCCTGACCGACAATGCTTTCAAGCGGCGTCCCTTCGATCTTCGCGTTACGGATGCGGTTCACCACGTCCACCAAAATCGGGCCCAGGTCAACCGCGCCGTTTGAGGCTTCCCGGATGTTGATAACGTGAGGCGCGAAAGCCGCCATCGCGTTCAAAATGCGCTTGATCCCCTGCTTATCGGTATCGTCCGCCACCAGGGCGGTCAATGTCCGGTCACGGTAGGCTTCATAGAAGACGGCCGCGCGGAGCCGATTCGTCGCAGTCTCTGTCGGTCGCCCGTCTGCCGTAAGGAGCTTCCCGAGGGAATTCGGTTCACCAATGTCAATCGTGAACTGCCGCGCCGTCTCCGGAGTCGGCGCGCCGTCCTCATCGAACTGATACTTCCAAACATTGTTACGGATCCGCGGCGAATCCTGCACCGCCGTTTCGAGAGCCGACTTTTCCAAGACGTTCGAAGAATTCGAGCGCTCGATAAAGCCTGTCGTCACGGCTTCCGGCGTCATAATGCGCACGAGTACCGGGTGCTGCATCCCTGCCACTACTTCCGGACTGATCCCCACGGACTGCGCATCAGCCATCAAGTCCTGTCGGTATTGCTCAGCCGTCCCACGGTTGTAGGCTTCAGAGAGCCCGGCCATGCGCCCGTTACCCGCTATCGCGTGCATCCGGGAATGATCAGTACCGTATTCCGGAACAGGCGTCCCGTCGAAGTTGTTGGAGCGGAGCACCGAATCCGCCTCGACCACGGCGTAGGTCATCGGGATTTTGTGGCTGCCGTCGGCCACGGTTTCCGTATTCCCCAAATACTGCGAATCAGGCAGCGCCCCAAAGGAAACAATCGGCGCACCGGAATCCGTCGTGCGGGAAACGGAAAGCCGCGTGTAGTCCGGGGCCGTGGCAATAGCGTTCATCTGTCCGACGGACACAGCACCCGTGCGGTCACGGTTCTGAAGCACCACTATCGTCCCAGCGTCCCCCATCTGGAAGGACTTCGCGAAAGCATTCTGTGCCTGCCGAACCGTTGCATCGTTCACCGGGACGTTCTTCATCGTCTGAGAAACATCCACCTGTTCGCCGGAGTTCATCGCCTGAGCCGCCTGCTGCTGAGCGCGAATCGCCGCCATGAAGTGGTCAGGAGCCGAACCATTCTGCAGGGGAGCCGTAACCTTTTGATTATTCGTACGCTGAGCCTGAATGACACGAGCCGCCGTCACCTGCTTGGAATTCGACCGGAAGGACGCCATTTTCTTTTCGGCGTCGTACATCCGGTTAAGCACCCGGCGAACATCGGGCGAAAGTTCCGGTAGATCTTCGCCGAACTGTGCCTTGTAGCGTTCCCCGATTTCCTTCTTTGCTGCATCGTCGCCGGCACCTTCGCCCAAGAGATTGCGGTACATATCCATCAACCACCGGGCGAAGTTCCGGAACATGCCCTGCAAATACCCTGCCGGCACCTCACCTTCAGCGAGATAGCGTTCCGTCCAAGCTGCGTACTGCTCCTGCAGCTTGACTTTCTTCTCGAAAGGCAGGGCGTTGTATTCCTCAACGGACTTGAGACCGAATGCCTTCAGCAAGGCGTCAATGTCGGCCCGCGCTTCCGGGGAAAGGTTTTTGTCGGCCGCGTGCGCAAAGAGATTCGTCAGGTACCAGTGCGAGTGTTCGTGCGAGAACGTGGAAAGATTCGCATTCGGCGTGAGTTTGATAGTGTTCGTCTGCGGGTTGAAGGACCCGCGGATTTCGCTTTCACCCCTGCCATGCTGAAACAGCACGTCCCCGCGATCCTGTTGCAGTTTCTGTGACAACTCCTTTTCAGCCTGCAAGCGATTGTTTGTCCGTTCGCCGCCAGGGAGAACAGTATCTTTCGCGTATGTGCGCACCTCAACGCCGGCGTCCTCCAGAACCTTCAGCACTTCCGGCAAGGTCCCTTCAGGCACCACCGCGCCCGCAAACTCGCTCAAGCCTACTGCACGCTGAGGCTTTGCCTCAAAATAGTCCGTAAGCCCCTTTTGCACGTCCGTGAGAATTTTTACGCCGGAGTCCAACAGTTCTGACGGGAACCCTCCCTTCGGCTCCTTGAAACCGTTTTTGACGAGCGCAGCGCGGACCTTCTCAGTCGTCGGCTTCCCCTTCGCAGAATCGGCCAACGCCCGCATTGCATCGTCCATCGCCGCAAAGGCATCCTTGTAGCCGTAGAAGTCTGCCGCCCGGCGCCTGAAGTCACTCATTGCGGCATCAATGCTCTTGTTAGCCTCATTAGCCGTCGCCGAATCAACCACCCTTTCGCGATTCGCCTGAATGCTTTTTACTGACGAGAACTTCTTCGAAGCCGCCGCACGCACCTTGCCCGGACCAAACGTCATCGTGTCTTGGGTGTTTTTTGCCACACGCTTCGTCATGGCCTTGACAACGTTCTGCAGCGTCACCGGAACCAGTTTGCCGCCGACCTTGATTTTCGGCTCACCAAAAAGGCCTTCCGTCTTTTTAGCAACCCAAGCATCAAAGCCTTCCGAGTTATTCTCGAAGACCTCGCGAATTCGCTTTTCCGTCGCGTAGGAATCAATCTGCGGCTCCGTCGGCGCTTTACCAATCTTCTCAACATCGTTGATCAGGGTATAAAGATAAGCATCCACCAAACGACCGCCGTTGCGAATCTTGTCGGCATTCCGCTTCTGAACGCGAGTCGCCTTGTCACCAAGTGCATCAACCGCCTGCACGTACGCTTCGTTGTAGGCCTGCATCGAACCTGCCACATCGAGCGATTGGTCAGCCTCAATCTTTTGGAACAACGGAAGCAACAGATGCTCAAGAGGCGTCCCGGCGTAGGGCTGCTGATAAACGGGCTCAACCTTGATGCCCTTCTCATCAAGGAACATCTTCTGTGAGACAACAGAGGTACGGAACTGCCACATAAAGTCGTCACGGTCAGGGCTATCAATGAGCGACCTCATGGTATTGTCCATGCCGCCGCGGAAAAACCGCTCAGTCTTCCGATATTCCTGCCGTAGAGCCTCGGACTTCTTCTTATCAACGGACTTTCCCCACTCAAACGCGGGGAACGTATTCGTATAGGCGTCCGCGCTGTAAACCTGCGTTCCTGTCGCGGGATCAATAAGCCCCTTTGTCCCGATCAGGGTAAGGTCGCCAAAACCGGAATAACCAGAATTCACCTTCGTGATGCCTATGGACGGAACGGCCAATCCGCCGAGTGCGTTAGCCTTCAACAAATTGTCGGCATCGATATGGTGCACCGCAACGAGCCGATCGGTCGGTTGACTCGGAGCATCGTAAGAGAATGCTCCTGTCGTCTGATTGAACTCCTGCGGTTCGTAGTACGCTGCCCCTTCGGCACGATAGGAATCATCCACCGAATCAAACGCCCCGCGTTGATCTTCGCGGACAAAACCCTTAAGTAAATCTGATAAACTGACGGTATCAGCAGACGACCACGCAGTAGGTACCCCAGCACCGGGGGACTGCGCGGCACCGGGAGGGACACTAGTAGCGTCTGTGGGTGCAAGTGGTGCTATAACCCCCTCCCCGCCTGCGGTACCAATTTCTTCCACTTCCACAGCATCAATGCTGTGCGTCGCCAAGCGCTCACCACCGGCCGAAGGCAAATAATCCCGCACAATCAACTGAACACGATAGTTTTTTCCACCGTAAGAAGCTGCAGCTGCAAACTTGTGGATTCCGCGAACATCGGAGTTTTGATGCTGAGTGTCTGTGTGAGATTCAATCAGCTTAGCGTCCGAAACAATTTGTTCGAAGTTTTGGACAATGGCGTCATATAAGCCGGCGTTTTTCTCTGCGAACTTAAACGGCGGTAGCGACTTCTTAGCGTCACCACGAGAACCTGTAAGAACCCAGCCGCTGTCAGAGTTTTTGACACCTTCGGACAGTTTTCCTGCCAACGTATCGATAGCGACCTTGCGCCCCGCTTCGGGAACGTCGTTCATGTGAACCACATTGACGGCTTCGTTTTCTCGGCCAATCGTCTGCGGCCCCATGTGCCATTCTTTGCCCTGGGTCACCGGCATACTGAAGGCTTCCTTCGGTACCTCCGCAGACTTCCCGTCCTCCGACCATACGATCTTTGCCGCGAAGTCCCGAACCTTGTCCGGTTCAATCCCTAGATTCTTCGCAAGGGCCACCACGGCGCGGGAGTTAATCGCCGCCTGTACGCCCGCCTGCTGGAAGTTGAACTGACTCTGTCCTTTGTTGAAAAGAGCCGTCCGCTGATCCTCGTAGACAAGACGGGCCGCGTCCTGATACTTCTGCGTTCGAATCTGTTCAGGACTGCGCCAAAACGCCCCGCCGAAGGCCGCACCCATAACCGCGCTTACCGCCAAGTCCACGCCGTTCAAGTCGTACTGCTGAGCCAGTTGGTTGTAATCCTGATGTTCGAGGATGAATTTGATCCCCTCGACTTCGGCCACATTCGTCCCGGCATTCGCCGCAGCGCCGTACGCCATGGACATACCGCGACTCGCACCGAGAACCGCCGGAAGCCGCATACCTATTGCGTTCATCCCGAACGACACCAGGCCGGCATTGATAGCCGTGTCGCGGTCTACGCCCTCATCCATCAAGCGATTCGTCTCATCGATACCCACGTCAGCACCGAAAGCCAGTGCGCCGCCGGCGACGCCGCCCGCCAAACCGTAACCAATTGCCTTCGGAAGCGTCTTGAAAAGCCCGTAGACAATCTGAGAAGCCGTACCCATCGTTTCGGGATCGACCTCAAAGTGAACCTTGTTGTAATCGCGAATATCCCGGGCGGCCTGATCCATGACCGCCTTTTGCCCCTCCCACCAGGCGCGGGTTTCGTCCCTGCCCATACGGGAGAGAACATCGGCCCCGGTGTTCTTAAAAGCTGTGATAGCGGAGCTCGCCGTCTGTAGCACCGCAGCGGGAATGCCCTTCCACGTATCGCCAAGCCCTGAGAAGACGCCGAGAGGCATATTGACGCCCGGAAGCGGACGTTCCTCAAACACCTTGTCCTTCAGATCAAGCATGACGCCGGGCTCATTGCGCAGGAAGTAACGGCGCAGTCGATCTGCCTCAACCGACGACAGTTTCCGCCCCGGGGTGTAAACGTCCTTCCCCTCAGCATTCCGAGACCATACACCCCCCGCCACACCGTCCTGACCGCTGTAAATCGACTGATCCGAGAAAGTCGGATGATTCGGCTTTTTGTATTTATCGCCCAAGTGACCGCGCTCATCCTCAGACATCGTGCCGGACTGCAGCTCTTTCCAGGCACCGCGCAAGTCGTAGTCGTAAACGTCCTTTTCGCGGTGATTCTCTGTCGCCCATGCCTGATATTTTTCTTCATCATCAGGCGACAAAACGGTATTGAACTTATCCGAATAATCCTCCGAGAACGCATCACGAGGGCCAACGGCATCCGTGCCCCAGCGGTTGATTCTCGCCTGCCGCATCTGCTCTTCGCTCATCTGCGGTTGCTGAGAGGACGGGGTATAGATTTCAGAAAACAGCATTGTTATTCCTTCGTCTTCACTAAATCGAACGTATAAAGGGAGCCGTCGTCACCAAACACTGATTCCCCGTTAAGCATCAGGCTGTAGGTCACACTGCCGTCTGAGTTCACCTTTTCAGTCTGCAAGGCGAGTTTCGGCATTTTTGCGGCCAACTCTTCGCCGGTCATCGCTAAACCGCTGACGTAGAACGTGCCACGGGCTTTTTTGACTTCTTGCGCCTGAGTCTCTACGAGATCGCCCAAGTCTTCTGAGTAAATGGCTGACGACTTAATCCCCTTCGGCATCACGGCTTTCTTGCCGTTGTACGCTTCAACATCGCCACCGACGGCCGCAGCTATGGCACCTTCAATGCTTCCGGAATCCGCCCATTGCTGATAAGCCAAAATGCCGCGCGCCAATTCCACCGTATCGGCCCGGGCCGCGTCCGACTTAAACAGCCCCTGCGTCCCATCGTTGTCCGGATTGATAGTTGCGTAAAGCCGTGCCACATTGCCGGTTTCCACTGCCGGATCATCTTTGACCTGCTTTTCGGCGATGAGCTGCAGCCCTCGAAGGTACATTTCTCCGGAAGTAATGCCGCCGTCACCCGGCGTTATGTCAAATCCGGCCATCGCCACGGCGTACTTTTTGTCACTCGCCTTCAGCTGATCCGACACCATCCGGATGCCGTTCGGCCCCACAGCGTTTGCAATCTGAGCTAAGAGACCCACCTTGCCATCCACGTCCGCTGCATTGAGCGCCGTCACCAGCCGCGCCGACTCATCTTTAGAGAGAATGCGAAGCGCCCCACCCCAATCTCTTGCGACGCTCTCAGCCTGAGCCACGCGTTCGCCAAGCTGAGCCATCATCTTGTCCGGGGCTTCAAAATTCAACGGTTCATAGCCAAATTGTTTTGTGGCAATGGCCGCACCCACCGGGTCCGCAGCCCGGAGTTTCACAATTTCCTGAGCCGCCTTCACACGAGCGTCATACAGCTTGCGGTCATCGGCATAGGACGGAGAACCCGGAACCGGCTTCGCATTTGCGAGGTCATGCTGAATCTGCTCATTGTCCATGAACTGATAGGTATAGACCGCCGTATTCGTATCGAAGGCCGCCTTGTAATCGTTGTAGCGTTCTTTGCCTGCTTTCTCGCCAAACGCCCTGACGAAATCCTCTTCGGACAATTCGTTCTCGTCATAGCCCCGATCTGCCGCCGTCTTCACTGAGTTCTGCACCGCCGTCCGCAAATCCGCCTGAGCCGCCGCCCGGTTCTGTGCCGCATAGGAATAGGCGGCCGAGAAAAGCTCCACTTTCTGCGCCTGATTGAGCCCATCAATCGCCGGAATGCCGGTACGATGCCCAGGCTTCAGGGACTCTTTGATGAAGTCTTTCTTGTTCAGCATTGTTTCGCCGACGGAGCCGGCGAGCATCATCGCGAGCGGCTGTTTAGCCTGTTGCCACAGCTGAGTCCCGATCTTGGCCGCCACGTCATTGCCGATGGAGCCACGGTTGTTCTGAAAGTCCGTCAAGGCCGCCACAGCGTCATCCTGCCCCCACGTGTTATAGCGCTGAGCCTGAGCCATATCCCAGTAACCTTCGCGCAAGGCTTTCGTCTGTTCCTCACCAAGACCCTGCATTTTGGCAAGGGCCGTGATTTCATCGTCAAGGCTTTGATAGGACGCGCCGCAGTAGTCTTTGTTGCCGTAGTTCTGCCCGATGCTTTCCACAAGCGAATCAATACGGGCCTTAGACGTTCCGATGTGCCAGGCGTCCCGCTGACGGCTCATCCACTGCATAGACTGCCCCTGAGCCGACCGGAGACGATCCTGAATGCGGGACTGCACCGCCTCACGAGCCCAAGGTGACAAACTGCCGAGAATGTCGTCGGCATCCTTCTTGAGCCCCTGCATCGCGCCGTCGTAGGCGTCTACGGCATTCTTACCCTTCTGATTGAAGTAGCCAGCTTCCGGATCATAGAGGCGACTTTGCACCGCTTCCATGTACTTCATTTCGGCTTCATCGCTTTCGGCCTTGATATTCCGAGCCGCAATCGTCTGAAGTGCCTTGCCGGCATTGTTGGCGAAGTCCTGCAAGGGCTGCTGAGCATCCTGCATCAACTTCGCGTAGTTAATCGTCTGATTCGGAAGTTGGGCCACCTGCCGCCCTGTCTGTCCGGAATCCACAACGGACGGCACGCCGCCCTGATACATCGGAACCATCGGCATCGTGCCTTCTCCTAATAGAGTTTGGCGCCGTTGAAGACGCCGTACTGGAACGCCGGCGCCGCCTGAGTGCTACCCAGCATCGGAATCTTTGCGCCGCCTACTTCGATAGTCGGCGTCTGTTTGAGCGTGAGGGAGTCGCCCGGCTGAGCAAATTTCTTCGTCGCCGCAGTCTGCGTCCCGTTATTGCCGGCATCCTTGAAAACGCCGTTGGCGGACATGAGCATGTAATTACTGCCGACCTGAGACGCTGTATTGAGAATGGACGTAGCGAAGTTCAGACCAACGCTCTGCTTTGAGGCTTCCGCCATCAGCGCCTGCCCCTCATAGTTCGCCGCCTGCATCCGGTAACCCCAGGCGTTCCGGACGGCGTTTTCCTTCATCTGATTCTTGTCCATTTCCTTGACAATATCGGTCGAAGCCTGCACTTCCGCTGCCGAACCTTCGCCTACTGCCACACCGTTCGCCGCCAAGGCCGCCCGCTGAGCCGACTTCACCTGCCCGGCTTCCATCGTTTTTCGCACTGTCGCGGACTCATTAGCCCGCAAGACAGCCTGCGCCTGCAGTTCCATAGACTGCGCATTGATCCGGGCAATATTGGCCTGAGCCTTCGCGATAGAGTTCTGATGCCGGGCAACGCTCATGCCGCCAAAAGCGCTCATAAGGCCCGCCGCGGCCTGCATCCATAACGTTCCGTACCCTGCCTGAGCCGGCGTGAGACCGGTGCTTCCTGAAGTTGTCGGAGTTGTTGCCATAAAAAATCCCCCTGATTGTCCGCACCCTAAGACAGGTCAGGGCGCATACGCGCAGGGGGAAAAGGCGGCGACATAAGACCGCCCACGGTTCTCAGGAGAGATTCGTTACTGTTGCGCCGCCATCATGCCTTGCACCACCTTTCCGGCCATCGTGGAGCCGTCTGCCGGCACCTTGCCCAGTTTGGCGAGAGAGTCCACGCCCTGAGCCATCTGGGCTTGCTGAGCCTGCTGCTGCATCGCCTGATTCTCTGCCTCCACAGCCTGCATCGCCTGCTCGGTCGGCACCACCACCGACGGAGCCACGCTGAGGTAATCGGCGTATTCGTCGGCAGCTGCGAAGGGATCAATCTTCTTTATCACACGATTGTCGTACTTAGCGAGATTGCCGATACGCATCAGGTACTGATCGAGGCTATTGGCCCGCAGCGAGCGTTGCGCCCGGCTCAACATCGACATATAGCGGATTTTCAACTGTTGCCCCTGCAGTTCCGGAGGTGCCAGCGGCAATTGTCCGGCACGGGCGAGGATGTTGAAGGCACGTTCAATGAGGGACTTCAGCACTTCGTTGTTGAGGCGGGACAGCACCGGCCCCAAGATCATCAACTTTTCCTCATTGCGTCGCGCTACTTCTTCAGCCGTCATCTGATGCTTGTTCGCGGACGACACCATGAGGAACATATCGACACAGAACGCCTGATTGATACGCTGACGAATATCCTGCATATCCGCCGCCAGAGCCGTGAGATCAGGTCTAACCGCCCAAGCACTCTGCACCTGATTCCCCTGAGACGGCATATCAATGAAGTTTCGGCCGCCAGGCAGGAAATCAAGTTCCGATTCCTTCGCGGATACCGGGAAGATCAACGGTGGGTTCACCGCGTAATCAATGGCGTTCCCCTTCTGCAGGCACTCGTGATGCAGCTGTTTTGTATCGCCGATAGCAATGATGCCGGGGGCTTCTTCGGAATAAACGTCCGAAGCGTTCGCACCCCAGCGTCCCACCACCGCCGGAAATTCGTTGTAGCCTGACTCCTGGAGAATTCCGTCTTCGCCTTCGTCGCAGTCAATCTGCAACACCACCATCCGCCACGGCATATTGAGATTGTCTTTCTTTGTGCGGTCACGGTCGTAACGCGGCTCAATCGCGTGAATGCACTTGAAAGACTTGTCCGGACGCCCCTGATCGTACGCATCACGCACGGCCTTAGAGCACCTGGCACGGCCATACTGCTCAATCATCTGCGCCGCCGTCATAGAGAAACGACGGTAAACCGTATTCGGCCGATTGCAGGCATCTACGCCAATGCAGTACTCACCACAGACCAACGGATAGCAGTGGAATCCCGCCTTCGCGTCCTCTACGATAATCATGGCGCACGTTCCGTAGACCCCGACCTCACGCCAACCGTGGTGCAACGCCTGATAGACGTTTGTGCTTTCAAACGCCATTTCCAAGATACGCTGCACCCGGTCAAGATAAACTTTGACCTCGTGGCTTTCGTCCAAATCAGGCGTTCCCGTCGTGAGCGCGAACCACTGCGTTGAAGGATCGTTCATCCCCGACTGCAGCCCGGACGACAAAATCGTCGCCGCGTACGTCGCTGCATTGTCGTAGATTTTGTTCCACCGACTACGGGACTGATTCTTAACATCCGTCCCCAGGAAACGCCCACTTGCCGGCGTTATGTGGCGTGAAATCTCAAGCCACTGAGATTCGTAGGGCTCACGCTCATTGCAGAGCACCACCCAGCGCCGCAGGATTGTTTCACGTAAGTCCTTACCGTCGCTCATGGCTTACCCCAACGTAGAACCACCGCCTAAGCTCATCTGATTCTTATTGACGCCGCCGGCCCCGGACAGAAGCGTAGACCCGCCGGACAAACCGCCGTCCTGATTCATCGAGAGAATGCCGGACACGTCCGCCCGATTCTGTTGCTGGCGCCGGGTAGCCTGCGCGGACTGTTCCGCCTGCTTTTTAGCGTTCTCTTCCGCCTGACGCGTTGCGCGATCTTGTGCTTTCGCCTGCTTATTGGCTGAGTACATCGAAGCGGCCGTACCCGCCGCAGCCACTGCCGCCATACCAACCATTGCCGCCGTTGTTGCACCTGACATTGTTATTTCCTCCGAGTGAGAAGATGTTCGTATTCGCCCGTAAACTCAGGTTCACAGTCTTCCGGGACCGCTTTCTGAGTCGCATAAATCATGGTGATCGTCGTGTCTTGAAGCGCGTGATAGGCCACTTTTCGCCCTGCCATGCCGCGTAGCACCGTGTAGCCCGTCACCCGATGAGACTCGCTATCCGCGCGAATCACCACGTCGCCGCTGATAATGACCACCGTCGGCACCTTGATAAGAGCTGAGGTAAGCAACACCCCGGCCGCGATTCGGCACGTCCTCACATAGCAGCCGGCGTGGATAAAGTGATCCGTCGGCACGTCCGCTGGCGGCATTGTTTCGTTGAACACCTCAAGGGCTTTCACTTCGGCAATCCCTGCCGCCGTTGTCGGAGGCAGTTCGCCGCGAGATTGCAGTGCCGCCGTCATAACCGCACCTGGAAAACCGTGTTGACGGGCGTATAGAGACGCCGGCACAGTTCCTCAAACCGAGAACTGCAGCGTGTCCCTACCATCAGCACCTGGGCGCCGGCCTCACGGGCCACCTTCTCGGCCTCACGCAGAAGCCGCAGTCCCGCCGTGCCCTGTCGGTAATCTTTGGCGAGAAAGATGGATTCCACGGACGCGAGCACTTCCTGATAGTGCGGGATGCGATGGATCATGATATTGACCCCGCCGACAATGCGTCCGCCGTCAAAAACACCAACCGGGATAAAAGCCCCTGCCTTTTCGGCCGCAATGTACTCATCGGGATTCGGTGCGCCACGCATGAAAGGACTTCCGCTTTCGTCTGCGTAGTCCTTGATAATCTGCTGAAATTCCGGGCGTGCGAACGTTTCCGCCCAAGTCGTTCTACGTATTTCCATAGCGCCTCCTATGCCAGCATGATCGGCGCAGAGTCAGGAAGTACGCGCACGAAAAACCCCGGTTCATCGCCGGGGTTCTCTTTGCAATCTCAGTTCTACGAATCGCTACTGAAACAGGGTTTCGTTACAGCCGCGCCTCAATCTGCGCCAGGCGCCAGCGCTGGTAGGCGCACTCAAGGGCCAAGGCTTCTTCGTAGCGAATGCCGTACCGGTCTCCGGCGGCAGTCACCAAACGCTTTTCCACGTGCGACACTTCGGGC